CCTGCTGCAACGAATCACTATACTGAGGTGAATCAGAGCGATAAGGAAAGAATTATCTTGTCCTTCAACATGATTATCGAACGATGAAAGAACTTTTGTTTATCTCACAAGACAAAGAGATGGCACTCATTCAGGAGATGTCGTATAAGATCAAGATGTCTGATTGGGATATTCATCCCTCAAAGACTTGTTTCTTGTGCGTGTCTCCTGATTACTCTGGTATTGTAACTCAGCATCTCTCGCATTCATTATCTATGGATCGAGAGATTTTTCATATTGAAGCAGTCAATGTGCCATTTCCAGACGAAAATGCAAATAAGTATAAACTTGATTTTGAAGTTAATTTTGCTGACTGGGTTCTAGACTGGGATAATTTTGTTTTATGCGAGGCAGGTGTAATTCGTGGTGGTAACTATACATGGATTACACAGTGTATGGAAAAGTTTGTAGAGAAGAATTACTACACTTTATCATTATGTGAAAATATTAATAGTAAATATAAGAGTGACTTAGTTTCACTTTATTATGATGATACTATCAAAGATTTACATTTTTGGTGGGAAAGACCAAACAATCACTGGAGTTAAACATGGGATTATTTCCTGTAGACAAAAGCGAAGAATTTATTGAGGAAGGTATGACACTCATCACTGAAACTGACAGTGATCGCCTTCTAGATGCCGCTGCAAAGCGTCGTAGATCAAAGATGAAGGAAGAACTATATCCACTTCCCGAAGACCGCCTTGAGCGTCCTTGTGGAGGAGCGGGTGGTTTTGATGATTTTGTAGAGCGTTGGCACGAGTGAATAAATAAAGACATCCCGTGCTGTGTCTAAATGCCTTCCTTTCAGACATTCAAAGATTTGAGTGTTACATTTAAGAAGCATCCTGTTTCCGATGATTTGGTAACAGTGAAGGATAAAGCAGCTATCGCTCAATCGATTATTGCTTTGCTTCTTACTGTAAGGGGAGAACGTCCATTTCGTCCTGATCTAGGATCGAACATTTCTAGAATGTTGTTCGAACCACTAGACTATGGTAGTGCTGGTCTCATCAGAGGTGAGATTTCCAATTGTCTTGCTAAGTATGAACCTAGGATTGCCGTTGACACTATCCGTTGTATTCCAAACGATGAGAATAACGGATATGATATTGAGTTAAGTTACTATATCGTAGGCAGGGATGATACACCCGTAAATGTAGAATTCTTCCTAGAGCGTACTCGATAATGCCATATACTCAAGTTGCTAATTTAGACTTTGAAGATATCAAGTCTGCTCTAAAGGAATACCTTAGAGCGCAGTCGGACTTTACTGATTATGACTTTGAAGGATCTGCGTTATCAACGCTAATCGATACACTTGCCTATAACACGTATTATACGGCATTTAACACCAACATGGTAGTCAATGAACTATTCATTGATTCTGCCACCCTCAGGGACAATGTGGTTGCTCTGGCAAAGCAATTAGGTTACAGACCTAAGAGCATTACATCTCCTGTTGCTTATATTAGTTTTACAGTCAATTACAATAACCCAACAACTGATACTGAACTCCTACTTAAGAAAGGAACAGGATTTGTTGCATCATACGACAACACGACATATCAATACGTTGTTCTTAATGATGTAAAGGCACAAGTATCGAATCAAAAAGCAATTTTTACAGAAGTTCCTGTGTATGAAGGGACTCTTTTAAAAAATACTTACACTGTTAATACATCACTTAAGTCACAGAAATTTATTCTTGACAACCAGAACATTGATACTAATACAGTAAGAGTAAACGTATTTCCTACAGGTGGATCGTTTAGCGAACCATATCTAGTAGCAGACAATATTTTAGATGTAGATCAAGATTCTAAAGTATTCTTTCTAGACGAGATCGAGGATGAAAGATACGAATTAGTTTTTGGTGATGGTGTGCTAGGTAAGAAACTTGAAAATGGATCAAGAATAGAAGTTTCCTATCTAACCACTTCTGGACCAGAGAGCAATGGTGTACGCACATTCGTCTTCTCTGGCGTCCTGGAGAACCCACAAGGGGTCTCTCCTAACTCTTTCGAGGTAACTGTTGATTCAACGATTGCTGCTTCTGGAGGCGAAGGACTGGAGTCTATTAGCAAGATTAAGTTCAATGCTCCTAAGGCATATGGATCACAGGATAGAGCAGTAACATCAAATGATTACTCATCTATTATTAGAAAAATTTATCCTGCTACTAGTGACATCATTATTTACGGTGGAGAAGATGCAGATCCTCCTCAGTATGGAAGAGTATTCATTGTACTAAAACCAAAGGATGCTACTTATGTAACAAGTGTTACTAAAAAGCAAATTATTGATGAGTTGAAGAAGTATTCGGTTGCTTCTGTTACTCCAGTGATTGTAGACCCATCTGTACTGTATGTCGAGATACAAAGTAAGATTTATTACAGTGGTAGTAGAACAGATCAATCACCAGCACAAATTCGCGACAAAGTTATTGGAACAGTACAGGATTATATCAATACATCAAATACAGAGAAGTTTAACGGTAAGTTTAGACATAGTAAAGTTACTGGTGTAATTGATGATGCAGACCGAGCAATTAACTCTAATTTGACAACAGTCACAATGAGGAAGGATTTCTATCCACAGTTAAATTCTACGTTCTATTACGAAATCTGTTACCAGAATCCTTTTGATAAAGATTGTGATGGCGCAACCCTTTCTACTACTGGATTTAGAGTCACAGAATACCCTTTGTTTGATGTCTATCTTGAAGATAGGGATGGCAAAATTGTCCTATATAGACTAGATACCGCAACAGGTGAAAAAGTCCTTCTAGACAAGGAAGTCGGTGATATTGATTATGATAAAGGTGAACTCAAACTTTATAATTTGACTATCATCAAAGGTAGTTTCTTTGATAATAGAATCTCTGTTCGTGTAAAACCACTTTCTAATGATATTCAGGCACTCCGTGAGGTTTACTTGGATGTTGACGTTGCCAATTCCTCATTCACTGCATACAAAGAGTAAGTAAATGCCTGCTGTAAAGACTAAGAGAATTTCAACTCTAATTGAGTCGCAGCTTCCTGAATTCATTTCTTCAGAATACGAACTGTTTAGTAAGTTTGTAGAGAAGTATTATGAAGCACAGGAAGTGCAAGGCGGCACCTTGGATATTATTAACAATATCCAAAAGTATGCTGATATTGATTATTATGAGAAACGTCTTCTAAAGCAGTACACAGAACTATCAGTAACAGTTAATGCTACTGAAACAATCATCGTTGTTGATGATGCAACTTCATTCCCAGAGAAGAATGGTTACATCAGAATTAATGATGAGATTATTTTCTATGAAAAAAGAACAGAAACTGAATTTAAAAATTGCCATAGAGGAGTAAGTGGCAATACATCATTAGGTGACTTGTATGAGTCTACTACTTTTACAAGCACAAATGCAGCAAGTCATAACTATGGTGTAAAGGTTTACAATATTAGTAACCTTTTCCTGTATGCATTTGTCAAGAATTTTGAATCTCAATACTTAGGTTCTTTCCCAGAAAAGTATCTAAAAGGTGAAGTTGATAAAAGAACTCTTATCAAAAACATTGATAAGTTCTATAAGGCAAAAGGTACTGATAGTTCTATCAAGTTCATCTTTAATACTATCATATCTAAAGATGCTAGGGAAAAACCAGAAGTATACAAACCAACAGATTTTACCCTTAAGTCTTCTGAGTCTGATTGGACGAATATCTATGCTTTGAAAGTAAAGGTTGTTAGTGGCAACGTTAACGATATAATTGGTAAAGTAGTAGTACAAGAAGAGACAGAAGAGTATGGATATGTCTCCGCTACTGTAGATAACGTAATTGGCGATATTACTGCAGATGGAGAAGCAATTGTCAATCTAGTCCTTGCACCAGAGACTGTAACTGGTAAGTTTGCTATTTCCACAAAAACTAGTCTCACTAAGACTCTTTCTAATACAACAGGTATTGGAAAAAGAGTTAATGTATTTTCTACCGTTGGATGGAAGGAAAAAGGTAAAATTCTAATTGGAGAAGAAGTTATCTCCTTCAATGACAAAAATGTAACTCAATTTACCATCGAAAGAAGAGGTGATGTTACTTATACCCATGAGGTAGGTACATCTGTATACAAACCAGTTATTATCAAAGGTGCTGATGTAGAACTCTTGACTTTAGGTGTAGTCTACGATTTTCAGATTACTGACGCTCAACCTTATTCATATCCAAATGATAAGGTTCAGATCTCTATTCCTGGTTTCCAAACTGCCGATAATAAGATCACTCAGACTGGATCTAACATTTATAGATGGATCCTGAATAATAATCTTCCTGTCAAGATTCCAACTAAACCAACCATTGAGTCACAACTGTCTCCAGTTGCAACTGATGTTTCTGCTATTTTTGCAGACGAACAATATTATTATATCACATCTTCTAGCTTTCCATCATATGAAATCTTTAAGGAAAGTATTCTAGATAACCAACCAATTAAAGATCAAAAACTTCTTCGTATTCTTAGAAAAAACGCAATTAAGACTACTGAAAAGTATGCTACTCCCAAGTCAGAAGTTGGACTTCTCCTTAATGGTGTTCGTCTATATGGATACAAAGACAAAGAAAGTATTAGATATGGAAATTTAGAATCTGTATCTGTTGTAGATCAAGGTTCAGGATATGCCAAACCACCATTTGTTCTAGTTGATGGTGTTCCTGATTTAGTACAAGCAAATCTATCAGGATCAGTTGTTGAAAGTTACACTGTAACTTCACAGAAGGTATTTCCTGTTGAACCAACGATTGAGGTAACTTCTGGTAGAGGTGCTATTGTTCGCGCAGTTGTAACTGGCGATAAAGTAACCAGTTTGATTATTGATAATGCTGGTGAGTTTTATTCTTCTCCACCTATTGTAAGAATTACTGATAGAAATGGCAAAGGTCGTTTTGCAGACTTTACTGCTATTATTGATGTTGATGGAAGAATTACTGGATTCGAAAAAAACTCTGAGGGTGTATTTTATAATCAGAGTACGGTAAGAGTTGACATTCTTCCTGTTGGAAAAGGTGCAAAGGCACAAGTTGAATTAACAGAATGGAATTTCAACAGATATGAGAAGTACAAGTCTGTAATGGACGACCAGAATGGTTATGTCTTTGAAAATTACAATATTTCATATGAATACGGTTACGGTCAATTTGCAAATCCAAAAGCATTTAGATATGCTCTTAATGACAATATTACTGCCAATAACCAAGAAACTGGAACTCTAAGACACTCACCAATTATTGGTTTTGCTTATGATGGCAATCCAATCTATGGTCCCTATGGTTTCCAAGACCCATTAGACCACAATTCGGGCATTGCCCGTATGACAACTAGTTATATTCTTAACGCCACTAGACGTGGAGGACCAGGAATCAATCAATATCCTTTAGGTACATTTACAAATGACTATACCTATAAGCATAAAAATGGTTCGCTAGATGAAAACAATGGACGATTTTGTGTTACTCCTGATTTCCCAGAAGGAGTTTATGCTTATTTTATTACTATTGATTCCAATCAAGTACCACAGTTTCCATACATTCTAGGACAAAACTTTTATTCACTGCCAGTAGATAGTAACTACAATTCAAATATTAACCAAAATGACATCCCCAAGAAATCCAGAAGATTAAATGAATTGGGTATGCCTGGAAATGGCGAAGGTGTTATTGCAGAGATTGGTAGCGTAAAAGCAGGTACAGTTGATAGAGTCACTGTAGAAAGATCTGCAGATGTATTTTCTGTCAATTCAAAACTATATTTTGATAATAGAGGTACAGATGGATCTCAAGCAGAAGCACTAGTTGAGTCTGTTAAGGGAAAACCTGTAGAGTATATTGACAGTTATGAAAATAAAGTAGTTAAATTAACTACAATTCAAAATGCTTACTTATTTGAAGATGATACGTTAAGACAACCATCTTCTAATGCATCTGGTGTTATTGTAGGTGAAGTCAGAAATGACAATCAAATTGTTCTTAAGAATGTCATTGGTACATTTGACAACACTGGAACATTCTCAGCTGACATCAAAACCTTCTTTATTCTACTCGATCAGAAAAGTTCTTTTACTAAAGGAGCAATCCTCAGTTTGACTGATGGTATTAACCCTGCTGTAGCAAAAGGCGAAATTCTAAATGGAACTAGCAGTCAGAATACAGTAGAAATCAAAGTAACTGAGGGTGACTGGGTTCCTCTTAACCAAGGCAGAATTACAGCAACTTCAATTCTACCAAACAAAGTATACAGAATCGTAGAACTTGGTGATACTAATTGGGATCAAATTGGTGCTGGATTACAGTTCCAAGTAGGACAAGAATTTACATCTAATGCAAATGAACCAACTGGTAATGGTGTTGCAGAAGAAGTTGGTGGTGACTACTTCTTACAGTCTTCTGACTTCTTCAACACTTCTGGATCTAAACCAGTAGTTCTTACTTCTCTTAGCGATAACTTAGAACCATTTGAGGTTAATCAGAGTGTTGCGTTGATTGAGACTTCAAGTCCACATGGTCTTGGTATTGATGATAAAATCACGGTTGATATTAGACCAGATGATTCTATCAAGACAAAGGACTATTATGTTAGAAAGAGACTATATCAAAATGTAGTTCTCAAAACACCAGAATATGAATCAGAAATTTCAGATACTGGTATTGGAGCATTCCAAATTCTAAACGGTGGAGCAGATTATGCTCCTGCTACGTATACTGATGTAGCACTAACTGGTGGATCTGGAACTGGTGCAACTGCAACTATCGTTGTCAAAAACAACGTTGTATCAGATTTACAGGTCCAAGGAACTCACTCTGGATACCGTGATGGTGTTTACAATAATGTTGTAATTTCTGGCGGTGATGGTGATGGGTTAGTTGCATCTTTTACAATTAATAACGGTCAAATTGTAGGTAATAAAGTTTATGTAAAAACACCTGGATACAATTATGTTGGAGGATCATTTATTATCACTAATGATGACCTTCCAGACTACATTAAGGTGTTTGATGATGAGACTGGATTAGTAACTAGTACAGGTTTAGAAATTATTGCAACAGTTTCTGCTACTGTCGCTACTGTTGACATCACCAATAAAGGAACTGGATATAGAAAAGGTGATTATCTTTCTGTCGATGATGAATCTCTTTTCAGATCATCTGCTTCTAGAAGCACTGCCAGACTTTCCATCTACGTCGATCACGTTGGTTTTGCAGAAGGAAAGAACAAGCTTGTACTAAAGAGCACTACTGGTCTTGCAATTGGTGATCTGATTAAAATTGGATCCGAGATTCTGGAAGTAACTGCTATTGATAGTCCAACAGAGATTACTGTCAATCGTGGTATTGAAGGTTCTGTAGATACGAATCATTATGACGGTCAAATAGTAACTTTATATAAAGCACAATATAACTTCCCAGAAAACTTCCAAGTTGGTGGATTATCAACATCAGGAAAAGTATTAACTTATGATAGAAGCACTCAATCAGTAATTCTGGTTTACAATTATGGTATTGAAAGAAATACTGCTACTTCAATTCAAAATAGCAGCACGTTCTTTGATGGTAGTACACCAGCAAGACTTGTAACTGTTTCTAGTATTGAATCTCCTAACTTCAAGTTTGAAATTTCTGAAGATAACATTTCATTCACCCCCAACCCAAATATTCAGATTCAGGAATTTTATCGCTACAAGTTTGATACTTCACACTCATCCCTAACTGGAACTTATTTTGATTTAAGTCCAAGTAGAGCATACAATCTTATTACAGAAGAAAAACTTGCATCTACTATTCTTCCTGGAAATACAGGAGCGTTTACGGAAGTTAAATTTGGTTTTGGTCCTAGGACTGCTGAGAACCAGTATGATACTAAAGTAGGAACTGATTTTACAACATTCTACTATTTTGACAAGAATGGTGTTGTAACGTCTGATGATGCATATCTAGAACTAATCACAGATCCTCTACAAGGCGAGAAAAATGTAATTTACGTAACACCTACAAGAATTGTATACAATGTTCCTTTCAAACCTCTGTGGGATGGATCGGGAGTTATTACGTACACATCAAAAGGTGCTTTCTCTATTGGCGAAATCAATACTATTAAGGTAACTAATCTTGGTCTTAACTATAAGAAAGTTCCTGTAATTACTGGTGTAGATATCACTCCAACATACAAAGCAACTGCTGAAGTGGAGTTTGATGAAAAAGTACAAGTTATTACTGGTATAACCGTAACAGAAGGTGGATCAAATTACACAAATCCAGTTGTTGTAATTACTGACGGAGACGGACAGGGTGCTAGATTTAAACCAAGTGTAACTAATGGTAAGATTTCTATTATTGCTGTAGAAAATGCAGGAAAAGGATACACATACAAACCAACAGTAGAGATTATTGAATCTAATGCCGAGTTGTATGTTGATAGTAATACTATTGGTGTTCCTCAGAGCATTAAGATTACTCGCAATGGTGGTGCCTTCCATTTAGACAAAACAGTAGCATCTAGTTTTACATCTCAGTTTACTATTGCACTGAAGAGATCATCTCCTACAGAACCTATTGGAAACTTCCAAAAAGGAGAGATTGTAACACAAACGAATGCAGAAGGAAGAGAAGTTTTCCGAGCACGAGTTGGTGAGTTTAAAATTGGTACAAATTTACTAAAACTTAATCAACTACAGGGAATTGTAAGAAATGATTTTCCTATTGTTAGTGTTAGCAACCCAACTAATAGAGCTGCGGTAAAAGCAGTCTATTTTAGTACACTAACTGAGAATATCACATCATCTTACGACAATGCAGGATTTTATACTTCTGCTAGAGGTAAAGTTAGTGACAGATCACAGAGAATAACTGATAGTTTCTTCTATCAGGATTATTCCTATGTTGTCAAGTCTAGAACTCCAATCGATCAGTGGAGAGACTTAATTAAGTCAACAACACACCCCGCTGGTTTCAAACTGTTCGGTCAGGTTGATATTGAGACTGATGCTAATACAAGAATGCCTGCCAAGATGCCTAGATCTGGCAAGGCTTCTATTATACAACTTTGGAACCCAGAAGTTAATACTATTACTAGTGATATCAAACATAGAGTTATCACTCAGTCTATTCAAAAAATAGAAAATAACAGAATCAGAAGAGGTCCTGGTTCTATTGCATCCTCAGAATTTAATTTCAATGAATTCAGAGCATATACTATTAGAGTATACAACCCAACTCCTGGATTCTATGATGATGTTATTGCCGATGGTAAGCCATGGTATGCAAAGAACTCATTTGATGGTGTTGACATCAATGACACCCCTTATACTGGAGCAAACGTCAAAACCGTTGGTACAACTAGGTTCCAACTAAGAGATTCTTTTGATAATCCTTTTGTTCCTGCAAAAGTAAATAATATCTTTGTTACTTTAGATGGAGTCTTACAGGAACCAGGAGTAGCATATACAATTGATGGAAGTGATATTGTATTCTCACAAGCACCTCTTGGTAATAGCACAAAACTGACTGGATCTAGACTTGGTGATGTAACATCATACAAAGGAATGCAATTCTATGGCAGATATTTTGCATTCAAAGATACTGCATCAAATAACAGGTATCTAAGAAAAATCAGAAACATTTTCCAGCGTAACGGAAGATGGTTAGATTCTGCTAATCAGATCGAAAGAAATCTTGACTTTATTGTCTCAGAATCTATTGGTTACGGTAAAGAGATCTACCCAACACTAGATTGGAGTACCAAAGGGTCTAGTTATGAGTCAGATCTGAGAAGTATCCTCAAGGCATACGAGCATGATTTAAGGTTTGGAGGTAATGTAAAGACTGTTGATTATCTATCGTATTTTAACGAAGATAATACTTACGATTATATTACTGACAATAAAGAATCTTCCCTCGATATTATTAGATACGCTACTAATCTTTCTAAACTGGCAATTAGGAACTGGGACATTGTAATTAACAATGTTAACTTTATTCAAGGATCCAGAGTTCTGACGATGACAGACACCAACAAAGTTGCTGTTGGTATGCTTATCAGTTCTGGTGGTTCTTTCCCAGAAGGCACTAGAATCGCTTCTATTGATAGTGAGACTCAAATTACACTGACTAGAGCAGCACTCTCTAACTCTGGTGGAGGAGGTGGAGCTCCTGCTGGAACCACACCTTTTGACGGAAGCACTGATGGAAATGCTGTTAGCCCAACTAGCACAGCAGCGGTAGAACCAGGAGATACATTTATTGTTAATGAAGGAGACACATTCAGTGTTCCTCCATCATTCTCTGGATCTGATACTGCCACATTCTATTTCAGTGGTATTAACACTGGCACTTTCTATGATGCTGCAAATCTAATTGCTGCAAACAAAGCATACTTGCAGGAAGAAGTCAGTGCTACCATCTATAATAATTACACTCTTCAGACAACGGTCGAAAAATGTGCCAGAGATCTAGGATATCTCATCGATGCAATTGTTTATCACCTTAAGTTTGGTGGCACCGAGCAGGTTGTAGAATTTGGAAGACTATATTACACTAATGCAGGATATCCTTATGGAGAAATTTTAACACATATTAATAGAAGTGTTGAGGAGACCGCCGCAGCTGTTGCTGCGTGGGATTTGCTAGTCGAGAAGATGACACTAGCAATGAGAAATAGTCTGGGTGCAGGAACTTACACTAACATTGCTCCTGTTACAGATCCATCTGTTGCTATCGATTCTCTCACCCCAGCATGTGCTAATGTGGCGTCAGCACTGAGTTCTTACATTCAAATTGTTAAGGACATCCTTGCTTTTGGAACTGGATATGTCGATGCAACACCACAGAATCTAAACAGCGAAGGTAACTGGACTTCACTGAGAGTATACACAAATTATAACATCATCGAAGATCCTCTGCTTCCAGATAGTGAGTGTGCTGATGTTATTTCTTCAGTAGATTCTCTATTTGCTAATGTTACTGACATTCTCAATGAAGAATCAGTTTCAAGGTCTCTCCCTGATTATGTTGACGGAGAAACCAAAGAGTTCGAACTGTATTGGGAAGATGGCACAGAAGTCAACTCTGAGGAAGATGAGGACTTCTTTATCACTATCAATGCTGTATTACAGCAACCTAAGTATAACGCAACTTACCCAGGTGGTGATGCATATTATATTGATAGAACTGTAATTCCTAACAAGATTGTATTTGATGTTGCTCCTATTTGGGATCAAGATTTTGGTGCTAAGAGTATTGGCGAACCAACTGCAGTTGAAAGAGTTGTAGGTCTTGGCGTTGGTAACTATAAGAGACTTACAATTGATTA